AAGGCCCGTGTGCCAGCGTCCATTTTGGTATTGGCGAAAGCTTCAGACAGAGTTCCCAGACCTTGACTTGCCACCGACGCCTTTCCGGCCAACGTCGTTTGTGACTCCGAGTAGGAGGCAGTCCGCTCAATGAGGCCCTTCAGAAGGTTGAAGTTTTCCTCACCCTTCTCGCCAAAGATGTTGACTGGAGTGTTGGTCTTTCTAAATGCGTCGCCCACCTCATTGACCGCTTGCCGGAACGCGACAACCTGCTCAGTCTTGCTGATGGCAGCGGCGAACAGGTCGAACTTTTCGGCCGCCTCCTCGGCGTCCTCGCCAGACATGGTGACCTCGTTGCCGAGGTCGTTGACGTAAGTGACCGCACCCTTGGCCGCGTCCGCAGACCTAACTACTGCGTCACGATAGTCGGCGTGTCTTACTGATGCGCTTTGCGATGCTTCCGCATCGTCGCGCATGGTGGCGGCGTGCTCACCCGCTACCGTCAGGTAGGTGCCGATAATTGGGATCAGCTGAACAAAGTTAGTGGCGGCGTTTTCCCCGGAATCCGCCAAGCCGTTAGTAGCGTCAGAGCCGCCGCTAATCTTCTTGGAATACTGGTCAATGATGTAGGCGGTATCTCCCAACCTGCCGCCAAGCTGGCCGATTGCTTCACCTGTTGCCTGGACTAGGGGCTCAAGTCCTTGAATTGACTCCGCGGTGCTGTCGGCGCTGTCGGTGAATGAGGACAGCCCATCCATCAGACCTTGGCCGAAAGCCTCCTGCAATTCGCCTACGGCCACACTCAGGCGGTTGAGGCGCCCCTGGAATGTATTTGCGGCTTTGGCTGCCTGGCCCTGGAAGGTCCGCTGCAATTCGGCCGTGATGGCGTTGAGGTCTTTGGACTTTACGGCCGCATCCGAAAGTGGGACGCCTAGGCGCCGCAGTGCCGTGACCTGTCCGTTAGCAGCTTTGGACAGTGCCACCGTCACGCTGCTCAGGTCCCGGCCACTACCAGCGCTGATGTCCAAAGCCAGTGACAGCAGGTCTTGCGCTTTAGCCGCATCCTGTGTCGCGTTGACCAAGGTAATCATCGCCGGACGAAGTTGGTCGTCCGCGATCCCGGTGGCCCTAGCCATCCGGTCTATCCCGGTCTCAACGCTCTCAAGCGCCAGGGTCTCGCCGGCGTTGTCAAGTGCCTGCGACAGGCGTGCAACAGCCTGCTCCTCGGCCGCCGCAGCCCTGACGGCATCTACGCCAAGCTTCACGGCAAAGGCGGCAGCAGCGGCGCCAGCTAGCGCGAGGTTGGGCGTGAGCTGCTTACGAAAGCCACCGGCCAGCTGCGCAATCGGCCCCTGCGTTTTCTTTGCTTGGATTCCGGCGCGCGCTAGGTCGCGCTGGAGGCGCTTAAGGTCCCTGTCGTTGTAATCCGTTCCGACAATGACCTGGATGCCTTTGCCTGACCCTTGGGTTAGCGCCATTAGGGCATCCTCCGGTTCACTTCTTCCACGGCTCGGTCGACGGCCCGTTTCAACTCAGCCATGACCTCGGGGTACTTATTGGCGATGGCGCCGCGGGCCACGCGGCCTTCCTTCTTGCCCGATTGCACAATGGGCGCCCAGCGGTTATTCGCCATGGCGATGAGATGCAGGCCCGCTCTGTTCTTCCATTTGGTGCCGCGACCCAACGACTCGGCAAAGCTGGCAGACGAGGGCTCGCTGGAGTTGGTAACGACTCGGATCGTCGTGCCGCGGCGAGTGAAGCGACTGCTAATCGGTGACCACGCCGGCCAGCCCAGACCGCCTCTGCCGCCTCGACTTCCATCGGTTGCTACCCAGCCGGACACGGGCGGCTTCTTGGGGGCGAGATTCTGCACTTCTGCCACGAGGTCACGGCCTACGTCGGATAGCTCGCGTCCGACTATTCGCGCCACGCCGGGCTCAAGGGTGCGCAGGGCTTTGAGGGCTTGCTCGCCGCCGACGAGGCGGATGCTCACCTGGGCCATGTCAGCTCCTTTGGCTTTCCTTGGCGCGGCGCCATGACAGGTACTTGGACATGGTGAAGATCATGCGGTCGGACTCGGCTGCGACAACGGATGGCGCCAGGCCGAACTCGTAGGCCAGATGAACTACGAGCCAGTGGGCGTTGTCGTCTCCTCCAAAGGGACGATGGTCCCTTGGCCGATCTCGACGTTATCGACAGACTCAAGCCAGGCATCAAATGAGGCGCTGGTCTTGCTCGTGCGCTGGAGCGAATGCCACGCCAGCCAGCAAGCGTCGGTGAGGCGGAAGTCGTCTGCGAGTCTGGCGATGCTGCGGTCGTGGTGTTGCTCAAAGGCCACCTGATCGGCGACCGAGGCCGTAGCCTCGGCCGCCGAGCCGTCGGCGTAGGTGATCTGGAAGTGGATGCGCAAGGGAGCTCTCCTACTTAGACGAAGGTGCCAGCGGTGGACTTAGTGACCTCGCCGACGGCGGGCCACGTCACGTCAAACGTGGTGAGGTCGCCGACCTGGCCGTTGACTGGGGTCTGCTGGGAGCACAGCACGGGGATGGTGAACATGGGTGCGCTTGCGGTAGCCGTGCCCTGGGTCAGGCTCGTGCCAGCCAGAATGACCACGTTCGCTGTACCACCAAAGACACTGCCGAGAGTGGCGCTAACGCTTGAGGCGTCGTAGTCCTGATGGAAAGAGATTGTGACGGAGGCGTCCTTGAGTCCGGCGATCCGGCTCCTGGCGTTTTGCCCGAAACTTGTCACCTCAATTTCGTCGACCGTCTCACTGACCTCGACGCTGGCAATGTTTGTCGTGAGCTCGGTCGTGCCGACCTTCACGCGGAGGTTCTTCCCTACAAATTTAGCCACGGCGGTGGCCTCCTTCTTCTGTGTGTTAGCCGGCAGCAATGACGCTGACGTTGAATTCCGCTGTGTGATAGGTGACGTCCCCGATGCTCAGCGAGCTTTGGTTAGTCATCTCGGTAACTCGGCAGTCAAGGGCTTTGCTCCCGAGGGAGGGGTCGGCCTCAATTGCCGCCTTCACCGACGCGCTACCGCTAGAGGCGCAGTAGGCGTCGAGATTGGTCTGCGATGCCCGGTCGGCAACGCGGCCGACGATGAGCATGATGGTGAACTGGTACTCGTCCGAGCCCCGCCCGAAGGCGGTGTCGTAAGTGATGCGCCCTGGCATGACGACAGCCACAGGAGGCTGCGGGTTGTCGGGGATGTAGGCCGAGGAGCGCAGGCCGGTGATGGTGGCGAGGCGGTTGGCGAGCCCAGTGCGCAGGTCGGTGAGGCTGGTCATGCCACACCATTGACGCGCCGGTAGCCCTCAATCAGCTGGGACACGTCGGGGTCAAGGCCGCGGCTGACGCGCATGATTCCGGTGGCGTCGGACCACCCCGCCACGCCGAGCGGCGACTGCAATCTGGCGAAGATTCTGGACGACTGGAGGATGGTTGCCTGGGTGACGGTCACGGGAATGTTGGGCCACCCGTACACGGCGGTCACCTTTATGGAGTTTTCGGGTCCGGTCGGGAAGATGTAGTCCCCGATTGCGCGGATGCGGGTGTAGGGCCACACGACACCGCCGAGGTAGTCGTTAATGGGCTCGGGCTGGGCGTCTCCTTGGCCGCCTGCGGTACCGATGCTCCAGGTGGTGTCGTAGATGCCGTCTAGGCCGGTGGCGGTCTGCACGCTGGCGATGGACCGGGCGTCGTCGATCTGCACGACGTAGGGATTCTCTGTGGAGTAATACCGGGTGGCAGTGCCGGCGAGGACGAAGTTGCGTCCGCAGTAGGCGTCAATGAGGCGCGAGGCAGACTCAACGGCCATCTCAAGGAGGGCGTCGTCGGTAGCGTCGCCGGGGCTGATGCGCAGGGCGCTCTTGATCTGACTGAGCGTCGCGTAGCCGTTGCTAATCGCCACGGTGGTCTCCTATGTCCAGGCGTTATCGACGAGCCGCCTACGGTCCAGCACGGGCGTCTCAGGTGCAGTCACGGTCTCGCGGTTGGGTGGGCCGCCCCACTTGGCGACGTAATAGTCAAGATTTCGCGGAAACGTGCGCTCGTTATGGCGCGCGAACCCGCTCGCAATCGTCGACGAGTTGTCGTGGCGGGTGCGGCTGAGCAGCTGCCTGACAGGCACGCCAGCCAATGTGCAGCGGCGCCGGTAGTCGTTGTCCTCGAAATAGATCGGGTGAAAGTTCTCGTCAAACCATCCGACCGCGTCCACGGCGGCTTGGTTTATGCCGAAGGCGCCGAACTCAAATAGGCAGGCAATCTGGGGGGCGGGGTCCTGCATGACGCTGCACAGGTGCGCGAGGTCGCCATGGCCGAACTCAATGTCGGCGTTCACGATCAGCCACCACGGGGCGGCTGGCCGAGCCCGGATGATGAAGTTCCATGAGGCTGCGACGCCTAGGTTGAAGCCGGGGTCAATGTAGGTGACCAAGCGCCCCGCCAGCATGGCGCGAGTGTCGTCGGGGTCCCCGTTGAGGATGACCAGGGTCTCGGCCGTGTCGACGTCAACGGACTCAAGCATCCGCTCCGCGAGGTCGCCGCGGTTGAGCACCGGCACCCCGAGGACGGGGATCAACGCGCCCATTCCACGGTGTCGGCGATGATGTCTCGGCGGGACCGGGTTGGATGCCAGCCCAGCTCTGTTACGGCGCGAGTCGCGTCGGGGAACTTCTCGGCTGCCTCTCGGAACTCCTTACCGTGCAGGCTAACCGGGTCAATAACCTGTACCTCGGCGTCGCCGACATAGTCGGCAACCTCACAGGCCAGAGACATCATTGAGCAGGTGTTGCCGGGGTTGCCGAGGTTGTAGTCCCGATTAGCCTCGCCCTTGCGCCAAGCCAGCCAAATGCCGTCGACAATGTCAAGGACGTGGGTGAGGGCGCGGCGCTGTGTGCCTGGTGTGTAAACGGTGAGGGGCTGCCCGGTGAGAGCTTGCTGCACCATGCGGGGGAGGACGAATCCGCCGGCGGGGGACTGGCGCGGCCCGGCGACATTAAACGGCCGGATGATGCGCACGTCCAGCTCGCGCATATTGAGCAGCATGACCTCGGCCGCGAGTTTCGCTGTCTGGTACTCCAGGCGTGCCCAGGCCCCGGGCTCCACAATCCGGGGCATGCTTTCGGCGCAAAGGCCCTGGTCGCCGCCGCCGTAAATCTCCGACGTGGACACGTCAATCATCACGGCGCCGTCGCGGGCTGCCCATCGTGCAGCTGCGCGGGAACCCTCGACTACCTCAGGCGTGATGTGCCCGGCCCGACTAAGGACCCCGACAGGGCCGACCGGGGAGGCAAGGTGAAAGACAACCTCTGCCCGGACCGGGAGGATGATGTCGCGGCAGTCCGCCATAAGGAGTTTGACGCGGTCCTCGCTAGGCCACAGCTCGGTCGCGCGCTGCTTGCTAGAGCGTGCGTCGTCAACGATGAGGACGTCCATGCCCTCGGCCAATAGCCGGTCGACGAGGTGGCTGCCGATGAAGCCCAGGCCGCCGGTGACGACGGCGGTCATAGGAGCACGTCCAAGGCGGGGCGCCAGTATTTGTCAAAGACAAGGTCGGCGTCGTACTGGAGGGCAAACTTGCGAGCCTTCTGGGACCGGGCTCGGCCGCGCGCATAAGCCTCCTCTAGGGCGTCCACGATGGACGGCACTAGCGGGGTAAAGAACCAGCAGCCTTGCGCGGGGTCCCATTGCGGCTGCACGTCAACGGTCCACCCGTCGCCGACGAGCTCAGGCTGCGCGGTGGCGTTAGAGACAATCTGGGGTGTTTCACACAATCCCGCCTCAATGGCCGGGATGCCAAATCCCTCCCCGCGGGAGGGCTGGAGAAGGACGTCGGAGGCGGTGTAGATCGCTGCCAAGGCTTCCTTGGGCATGCCCATGCGGTAGCTGTAGGAGTCGGCGAACTTCACCCGGGCGCTGGGCGCGCCCGTAGCGGCAAGCAAGGCGCGCAGGTCAAGCCCCGACATGGCGGGGGTGGGCTCGGTGTGCAGGTACAGCCAGACGTCGTCGTGCTTCTGCATGATCATCGCGGCTGCGAGGAAGGACTCGGCAAAGGACTTGCGGTCGACGTTGCCTGCCTTATTGGCCGAGACCATCGTTATGCAGAAAGCGTCCTCAGGGATGCCTAGCCATTGACGGGTAGGCATCTCGCCGTCGGTGCCGACGACCGTGGGGGTGGGCTTAAAGATGTTGGAGTCAACGGCGTGGGGGATGTAGAGCGCTTCTACGTCGCAGCGGTTAATGGCGTCGAGACCGAACTTGCTCATGGCAATCGGGGTGACGTTGGGCCGCGAGAGCCACTTCATCACGGCCTGGGGGGCCGGGAAGTGGTCAATGGGCACCCATGACGCAATGCGCTCAATCAGGTCCCAGCCCGAGCCCTGCATGACCCAGGCGTCGTAGAGGGTAATGATG